AAATTTTCGGGTCGCGTTTTTTCTTAGGCATTACCTATAACCACCACCACGTTTTTTATACGTTCTTACTAACCAACCGTTAGCATAAGCACTTGGGTAAACTTTAAATTTACGTTTAGCTTCGGCTTTTACTCTCGCGTATAATGCAGGATTAGTTGGCGTAGCTCCTTTTTTCTTTTTAGTAGTTTTCTTTTTCTTTTTAGCCGCCATAATTTATTTCTTCTTTTTAATTGGTTTTCTTTTAGTTACTTTTTTTGCTGAACTATATCTAGTTTTTTGATCTTTATTAATCTTTTCTAGTTTTTTAGCTTGTTCTGCGTGTAACTTACTAGCTTTTTTTAACGCTTTTACAATCTCATTTAAATCTTTAGTGTAATGTGGCATTTTAATCTTCGTATAAATTATTAAATGTAATAGCAGGGTCTAGATAACTTTCATGACCTTCTGCTGAATGAACCCACTGAGAGGGTTTAAAATCAGGTGCTCCATCACCAGTTACCCATAAAGCAGGGCTAGTAGCTCTTACTCTGTTATTAGGTAAAGCAACAAAATTACCTTTCCATTTACAATCTTCAGTTATATATAAAACATGGGATTGTTTATGTTGAGCAGGATCATCAGCAATATCGCTATCGGTATAATCTACGGTAAACATATAACGTCCTGTATAAAATTCACCGTCTATTTTACAAAGCCAAGGACTAGAACTAACTCTATCCATAATAACTACTGAGTGTTCTCTTGATTCACAATCCCAAGGTTGAGCAATATGATCTTCCATAGGTTCTGGAAAGTCTTCACTAGGGATGTCAGCAACTAATGCTTGTATTGGCATTCTAGCCCACATAGCACCACCGTGAATATTACCTTCGTCATTATCTTCACAATTAGCTTCTTCGCCAGTAAAAACTACTTGAAAACTTAACGATCTGTCGGGAATAGTAGTAACCGCTATCGCTAGTGCATGAATATACTCATCTTGGTATTCTTCATGATTCTTAGTAAATTCTCGTCTGACCCAACATTTAAAATGTGGGATATTACTAATTAAATAAGACATAGCTTATTTCTTTTTCTTTTTAGTAGTTTTACGTTTTTTAGACCTTCTTTTTACTGAACCACCCTTAGACATTTTTCTGAGAGAACCGCCTTTAGACATTTTTCTCATCATACCGCCCTTACTTCTTTTACTTTTGTGCATTGGCATAATTAACCTCCTTTTAGTACACGTTTTTGTAATCTTACTGCTCTTTGTCCGACTTGTGTAGCCCAACGACTATCCATCATCTCCGTAGCAGCAAGTTCCCAGTCTTGTTTAGATAAAGCACCTAAAAAATTTTTAAATTTTTTTAATCGTGTAATACCTAAATTAAAACACATATTAGCTAACACTAATTGTAGATCGTCTGGTAACTCACGCCACCAAGACAGACTTCTATCTAACTCTTTAAAAACTATTTCTATATCGTTTTTAAAACACTCGTTAATTCTTTTTGTTGATATTTTTGTTCCCACAGGTTTGCCCCATTCTTTATCTTGATCAGTTATTAAATGACCAATACCAAAAGTGTGATATCCTAGATGATCTAAATAAATTTCGTTTATACATCCCTCATCTAGTTTTAATTCTTTTCTAAGTTTTTCTATATCCATAATCAACCTATAGGTATAGTTGTAGCTCCTGCTAAAGAAACTGTTACTTTACCAAGTGCCGTTGTACCTTGTGTACCTTTTTCTGTACCTGTATAAATATCAACCCATTGTTCTCCTGTCCAAAGTTGTATTTGGTTTGTTGATAAATTCCAAATTAAATCTCCCGTTCTAAAACTTGTAGAATTTCTTTGTGTTTCCGTAAAATTATTAGTAGAACCTATATCTACTTTATTTAAACTAAGTTCTAAAACTCTAACTAATCTATTAAATAGTTCTGGAGATAATTCATTTTGAGCGAACGGTAATTTAGTTTCTAATATTTTAGCCATTATCTTTTGCCGTCAGGTTGTATTTCAATACGAGTAGCTCCTAATCTAAAACCTACTCCTAAAACTGTAGTATCGGTATCATCAGATTGTACTCTTAACGCAGCTTGTCTTCCTCTAACTCGGGTATCTATTTTAGTAGTCGTTGAAGTACACGCTCCTGTTACTCCCGTTGTTAAGCTCTCTCCTGGGAAATTTCTCTTTTTTAAAACTAAATCTACTTTTTGTCCTGTTGCTCCTGTGCTTCCTGTGCCATTAAAAGTTACATCAGGTATTATTCTACTTATAAATTGAAACTCCTCTCCCTCACCTAAATCGAAATCACTAGATTCTATAAACACGTTAGTCATTGCTGTGCCATCATCATCATTACCGCTTTCTTGGTCATATAAATAATTAGAAGATGTTGCTTTAGGTTGAGCAAAGACTCCTTCGTCTAACCATGCTGTTCTAGAAAGCTCGCCTATCATCCAAACATTTTCTTCGTAATTATACGTTACGTATTTATCTATTACCGTAGCATCTGCTGAACAGTAAAACCAACCAACTTCACTAAAGGCTTTATTTAAAAAACCAAATATTTGATAACTTTGTGTTTGATTTATATTACTAAATACGTGTTCTTCTACTAAACAAGGTAATTTTTGTACTGCTCCTGAGTAAGTATAAAAACCTTTTTTATCCATCCAAAAAACCCCTTTAGGAGAATTTATCATAGCATTAGGACCTACTAAACCTACGCCTTCATTTACTAAATTTACACCAAAAGTAAACGGTTGTCCAATAAATGTCATAGAATATAAAGCCGTATCTGTCCAAACTAATATTTCTTGTCTTGCTCTAGTTGCTCCTACTATTTGTGAACCTGACGAAAGTCTTAATGAACCTGCGGTATTGGTTATTTTTGGCTCCCATTCAGCAACGTTTTCTTGATCACTAAAAGCTATAAACAGAGGGTCTATTTCCCCTGTTCTAGCGGTACCTGAAGCATTTAATGGGTCTGCTCCAAAACAAATAACGTGTCTATCTATATCAGAAACCATAGTTTGTAATGCTAACGTAGGTGGTAAATTAGCTCCTGCTAAATCACTTAAAGCTACTGCTCTAGTGTTTGTACCATTAGATTCATCCCAATAATAAACACCACCCCCTCTAACATTTATTAATAAATCTTCGCCAAAATTATCATGTGACCATAGACGTAATTGACTAACGTTACCTAATGGTGAAGCACTGCCCCAAGTTCCTGCTCCCCAAGTTCCTGCTCCCCAACCTGTAGCAGGTACGTAAACATCTAAACCTACGTTTATTTGATAAAGTCCATCTACTCCAGAACCGCCATTACCAGAGTCACTACTATTAGCTGTAACAATAGCTCCTGTTGTATCTTTAGCAGTAATAGTGTAGGTATTGGCTGTAGGTATAGTTAGTATTTCATATTCTTGATTAAGCACTGCCGCAGTTATATTACCGCCTAAAGTAGCTGCTCCAGAAAGCGTTACAAAATCTCCTATAACAGCACCATGGCTAGAATCAGTAACGGTTAAAGTAGAAGAACCATTAGTTGCTGCAAAAGTTATTGAATCAGTACTGGTTTTTCTAATTGGAGTAATATCTGCAAAAGTTGTACCATCTAATATATAATATTTTACTGTTGTACCTAGCCCTATATATTTAGTTCCATCTAAAGCTACCCAAGCGTGTAATCCTCTACCTGTGCCTTTATAGGTGTCCGCAGTAGCTTTTATCCAACCACCTATTTTTTCAGGTAAACCTTTTCTAAAACGAACTAAATTACTATCAAACCAGCCACCTTCATTAGCATAAGCGGTAGCTTCTTTATTAATTCCTGGTCTAAATAATAGTTTTTGAAAAGGCATCGCTTCTCCTAAAATATTAAATTAGTTAAAATTCCTCCCATACCGAGCAGTATGGTTACATTAGCTCCTATAACAAAAGTTTCTAATCGTTTTACTCGATGTAATATTTCTAACCAACGTTCAGCACAAACCGCTTCATGCCTAGATAAATTAGCTTCTACTTCACTCACTGTTGTTTTCGGCATTTACCTTAATTTTCTAATATCTTTGTTTCCGAAGTTAAAACCTCTTCGGCTTGAGCTTTTGTGCTTTGTACTAAAGAGTTTTCAAACACCGACAAACTTGCTTGTATTTGATCTAATTCAAATTGTAAGCGTGCTTTTTTATTTCTTAAATCGTGTATTTGTTTAAAAAAATATTTTTGGTCGTTAGACATTTCCGATTCTTTTAGCTCGGTATCGTCAATGTGTACTACGTTTTCTTTTGGTTCCGTCATAATATTATCCTAAAGTTTTTTGCACTGTTGTTGGTGTAACTTTTTCAGCTATTTGAGCATCTAGACCAGTTTTCATTTGTGTTACTTTATCAGACGTTAAAGCTGCTTCGACCCAACTCTGCACTTTTGCAGCATCGAGACTAGCAAAAGCTATAAAGCTTGATAAGTCTGAAGTATCTAAAGCCTGAGACCCATATACTGTTGCAGTTTGCGGATTACCGTCTGCATCGTTATTAGCATCGTCAGTAGCTGTTAGTCGCCAATGCACATTATAAACTACGTCAGACTTAGAGTCTTTAGTAGGATAAGTGTCCACAGTTTTTACATCCCATGCGTATGATATTGCCATTTTAACCTCCTTTGAGTGTGTTTATTTCAGATTGTAAGGCTTCAATCTGTTCTTGTTGTTCTTGTATAGCCTTGACAAGTAGTGGTGTAATTCTTCCGTAATCCATAGCTTGCATTTTTTCATCATCTTTTTCACCACTTACTGCATCTGGAAATATTTCTTGTGCTTCGTGGGCAATAAAACCTTCACTAGATTTGCCATCTACTTTCCAATCAAACTGAACTGGTTTTAGATTACTAACTCTATCCAAGCCATTTTCTAAAGGTTTTATATTTTCTTTTAATCTATAATCAGAACTAGTTAAAAAAATTGTAGCACTAGTGCTAGTATTAATACCACCTATGTAAGAACCGTTATGATAATTTAGGATTGAATTACCTGTTCCTGTAAAACTACTTGGTCTAGTATAAAAAAGTTCTGCACCTGTATTTGAATTAGGGTTAAATCCACAAGTTGGAGATGCGGTAGCTATTTCGGTTGAGTTAAAGCAAACTTGTCCATTTCCAAGAATACGCATCTTTTCTGATTCAGAAGCACCTGTAGTAGTTTTAAATCTTATGCTTGATGCTTGTGTACCACCACTTACATTTTCAGCTGCAAAGTCAATTCTGCCCATTGTGCTGAAGCCCGTTATTTTAGCTGCTATTCCCCCAATTTCTCCTACGGCTGCATTTCTGCTAAAGAATAAACTTTTTAAATTGGCATCGTCAGAATGTATATCTATAGCTAGAGGTACTGTTAAATTTGAAGGGGTACCTGAATATTCAGATGTTGTGTTTACAAGTACATGACCCCCAGAATCAACTCGCATTCTTTCTGCAGAACCATCTGCATCAACAAAAGCTAAACCATCTGCACCATTTAAAGTGGCTAGGAAAAATCTACTTGTTCCATTTTCTGAAAATTTTTGATAGGTTACACCACTTGATGCGTTAAGTTCTAAGGTGTTACCTGCACCATTTACTTTAACTGTTCCATTAAAAGTAGCTTTACCTGCATCTGACATATCAATAGTAAGAGCAGTAATAATACTTCCACCATCGTTGCCTCTAAAAACAATGTCTCCATCCTGTATACCTTGATTTATTCGCATATCATTACTGGACTTTGCTATATTTCCGAAAGTTGTTCCACCGTCTTTAAATTCTATTTCGCCTCCATCTGCATCAAGAATAATGTTCCCTGCAACGTTTAAGGTTAAACTGCCAGAAGATAAATCTATTTCAGTTCCGTCTATAGTTATGTTATCTACTACCACACCAGCGTTAGCTGTTAAGACCCCAGTAACACCTAAAGTACCGCCTATAGTTGCATCATCCGTAACTGTTAAATCGTCTTGTACTTTTAAATCTACAGCAGAAATACTTGCAAAAGCATCGACAACAGCAGCACCAGAACCTGCACCATCGGAATACACTACCTTAGTATCGCCAGCTGGTATGGTGACATTGGCTCCAGTGCCTTGGGAGATGATAATGTTCTGGGAACCGCTTGTGCCATTTTCTATAAACCAAAGTTTAGAAACAGTGTTAGGACCAATAGTTATAGTACAAGCCGAATCTAACGTACCTGTGTATTTAAGAAACATTGATCTGCCTGGATCAGTAGACCCATCAGCTATGGTTGTAGTATGAGTATCTGCATTAGTAGTAATTGCTTCCGTACCAAAACTAAATGCTTCAGCAATTAGTTCTAAATTAGTGTTAGTAACTGTACCCCAAGTACCACTAGCGTCACCAGTAGCCATTTCATTTAGTCTTAAATCGTTTACATATGTACTAGCCATTGTTTTTCCTCATTTTGATTATATTATGTTTTTTCATTCCTGTTAAGCAACTTCTTTATAATTAGGTGTTTGACTTGTATCTACTACGCTGTAATTAGGTGTTTGACTTGTATCTACTAAACCCCAAACATTAGCTCTTGGTTCACCAAAAGTACCTACGTTTCCTGTCGGTAATATTAGAGCTTTTGAAATTACGGTTTCATCGCCTAATACAGTGGTTCCTACGTTTCCAGTGACTGAAAGATTATTATTAGTTATTAAACTAATAGTACCTAATGCAGAGGTTCCCGCTAAACCAGTAACCGCAGTTACTGCCCCTGCTGTTACTGTTTCATCTCCTAAAGAAGAAGTAGAAGCTACGGCAGATACACCCGTTACTGCTGCTCCAGCAGTTATAGCGTTACCTAATGCAGTAGTTCCTGCTACTCCTGTTTCAGCAATTAATGCTGCTGCAGTGACTGTTTCAGCACCTAGTGCAGAAGTTCCTGCGTTTCCAGTAACTGCTTGTAGGGCTTTAGCAACTACAGTTTCACTACCTAAAGCCGAAGTTCCTACTAAACCAGTGACTGCAATAGTGTTTGAAGTTCTTTGTACAACAGTGCCTACGGCAGAAGTAGCACTTACACCAGTGACGACTACAGGAGCTTCTTCACTCCATGCACCTTCGCCCCAAGTGCCGCGACCCCAACCTGTTACACTGGACATTTAAACTACGCTATTCTTATAATCGCGTTACTAGCGTCAGCTGTTGGAAACTGTATAGTAAAGTCTCCATTAGTAGATGTTTTATCACCACCAAAAGCTAACACACATACGGCAGGATCACCTGAAGCAGTGTCGTTAAAAATTAACGCACCATTAGCTGTTACTGTAGCACTACTAAAAGTTAAATCAGCGAAATCAGTGAACGCAGTTGTACTTGATGTTGTTGGATCAACTCTAGTTAAACTTGCACCTTTAGCAGTATAGTTTGTACCACTAGCTTCGTTAGAAGTAGTATACGCTGTTGTGCCTGCACCTAAAGACGCAGAACTGGTATATAACGCTAATTTAAAATCATTACCGCCTGAGTTTTTAAAATTATGCACACCTTCCAAAATTTCTTGTTTGAAAGAAGTACACATTGCTTGAGATATTGCCATTACAGCCTCCTTATAATTTCAGCCATTTTACAATGACCTTGTTTTTCTAATAGACCTGCTACGGTGCTTCTATCAGAAGCAATAGCTTGTCTTATATACAATAAAACGACTTGTTCAATACTTTCTTTAAAAGCTCTAGCTTGAGCTTGTACTAAAGGATCAGCATTATCACTAACTTGAACTAAGCGTTCCATTATTCTTTCTGTCCAATATTCTGGACTTAATCCTGTGTTTTGCGTAGTTTTTACCGCTACGTCACCTACTTTTAACTCATACATTAGACATTCCTTGTGGGCTTATTTTTAAATTATCACTTCTAGCTTCATCTCTAACATCTTTAAACTCACCTAAAACTTTTAACATAGCTAACGCTTCTTGAAATTTTTGTTCATACATCATAACAGTTTCTGGAGAAGATTTCATAAACACTGCTCCTTCTACTAAAGTACCAAATAATAAAGCGTTAGGGGCATTATCAGATAACCAACTTTGATTACTATCACCCACAGTAGTTAATGAATTAGGTCGATAATTATAATGTAACTCTACGGTAAAATTATCGGAAGGCGTCGGAGCTATAATAAAACTGTCTTGATCAAACTGTGCATAAAATAATGGAGCACCTGTAGTAGTAGCGTTAGGTGTATAGTCTCTAATCCAGGAGACGTGTTTTAATAATAAATAACTATAATTACTGCTCGAATCTAAAACTGCTAAACTAAAAGGCGATAAAAAATCAGTCGGTTTAGATAAATACGGTGAGTTAGCTGATAATGTTCCTGTAACGTTTTTACGAAAGACAGGAAGTTGCACTGTTTTTAAAATACGTTCTTCAGTAGTTTGAATAAAATTATTTATATTATTAACAAACGTTGTTTCAGTATTATCTAAATAATCTTGTACTGCTGTTTTTAAACTACTATAAGTAAATCCTGCCATTATCCTGTACTCACGGTTACGGTGCCTACTGCTCCTATACCAAAAGCTCCTTCAAATTTAGTACCAATAGTATCGCTAGTTGCTAATAAACCTCCTGCTACCGTTACTAACCCTAATTGAGCTTGAGGTAAAGGTATTTCAGGTCTTGTTCTAGGTAATGCTTCTGCATCAACACTAACTGTTGGTGGGTCTAATTGTGGGTGTTTTGATTCGTATTGATCAGGACCTACTAAAAGACCGTTCCATGTTCTTTTCATATCTTTTAATTTATAACGAACTCCCGATATATCGCAGATACCGTAAGCGTATTTACCTGATGCGTATGACATTATATATACTCATGTTTTGGAACAATTTTTAACGGTGAACGGTCTTCATCGTAAGCTATTGCTCTGGCTAAATCTTCTTCGTATTGTTGTTTAAGTAAAGGTACTTTTTGAATATTCTTTTTTAAACAAAGATAATACGCTAACCCTGAAACTAAACAAGCAGCAAATCTAGTAGGTATATCTACGTCATTAACTTGTGCAGCAGAATCTTCAATAGTACGCCAAACATAGTAAATGAGTTTGTCAGTTGAGTTCTCGGGCGTTGGATAAAGATGAATAACAGGAGATTTTAAACGTTCTAACCAATACTGTGTGGGTCTAGCTTGGGTGGCTTTATTAGGAATACTAATATATTCATTACGGTCTATTCTTTCCATGACTAAATCAGTCACACTACTACTTACTGTTCTTTGAATATAAGCGTCTAAAACATCAATATCAAAAGAATTTATTGTGTATTCGTTAGTGCCTTGAGTAAGAGTTAGTTCTACTTTAACTATCTCCCACATTTGAATGCCTCTATTAGACCAATCAGCAAACATAACATTCATAGAACGACGAGCAGTAACACTATCGTAAGACGTACGAGCCTCTAACCCTGCGAGTTCGTACGCCTCTTCAATAGCTGTTGCTACATCTAAACCAAATGTACGCGTACCTGATGTTGCCATTATTAATAATTTTTGGTTAATACTAAAATTATTGAATAAGCGTCTCCATTAGAATGTCCAACAGTAGTGAAATCTATATCACCAGTTACACCACTACCTGCATTATTAGGTATACCTCCAAACGTATCGTATTCTTCGTCTCCTGTGCTATCTGTAGGTAAACAAATTGCTAATACGTTTGTTGTTGCGTCAAATTCAATATCTACCGACATACCTCTACACGCCCAATAAATCCTTTTTATAGTTACTGAAGAACAAGCATTACCTGCTCCGTCTGTTGATAAAGCGGAAACATCTACTTTTTTAACAGAAGCCTCTCCTGTACCGTCTGATTCATTAGTAAACTTCAAGACGGCGGTTTTAACGCCGTCTATGATAGTTTGACTTGTTACTGTATCAGCCATAAGTTACCTCCTATTATGCGTCAGCAAATGGTGTAACTATTGTGCCTGAACCTAAAATTATACCTTCGACGGCATATTTAGCAGAAGCCATAGCAGTAACTTTTACAATACTACCAGCTAGTCCACCTTTAGTAGAACCATTCATAGTAATTACATCATTAGATGTACCAGAGATAAAAGTTTTACCTGTAGAATCGTCTTTACCTGTGTAAAGCCCACCAACAAATTTGTCAGTACCGTCAGTTAAAATATCCATATCGGTAGCTGCTGTTTCTACTACAAAGAAAAAACTAGCTCCTAAATTATTTAATTGGCTAGGTTCATCGTCTCTTCCTGGAGCAGTAGCTACGATACTAGGTAAAGTAAATTTACCATCTGCATCGTTAGTTGTTAAAATTTTTCCCGCATGAGCGTCTACTGTTAAAGTTGTATCCGCTGTTAAACTGACCACATTAGCATTACCTGCAGAAATAAAACCTGCAAGTGATCTAACTGGTCCACTAAATGTTGATTTTGCCATATTAAGTCTCCTTAATTTAATCTATCGTCTTGGCTTGTCTGCTAGGTCAGTCGATAGATATGTTGTAATATCCCTAGTTGTTTTGTCATTCTAGCTCATCCATATCAAAAAAGAAAGGGAGCCGAAGCTCCCTTTCCTAAATAACGTAAGTGATTACGCTCCTGGTGATCCGAAGATTCCTCTCCAGTCACTAAAACCAAAACTATAACGTTCTCTCGCCTTATATCTAACGTTACCAGTTTCGAAGTCTCCTTCCATACTGGTCGCTACAGGTGATCTAACGAAGTGTTTAAGTCCGTTAGGAACATCAGTTTTGATGAAGAAAGCGTCAGTATCTGTTAAATAATGATTAACTACGTAACCTTCTGAGACCATGCCCATGTTACGAATAGCGTTAATATCATTGTCAGATGTACCAACTCTTCCAGGAGTTTCCATCAGTCTGTCTGCTACGAATTGCAAAGCAGGTGGTATGATTAACCTTCTTGCTTGTGCATTGATCTTTAAGTTTCTTTCATCTCTGAAGTCAGCGATATCTATTAACGCTTGTTCGAGTGAAGTTTCATTAAGATCAGCTGAAGTAGACAGCTCGTTTCTCAAATCAACGTTTGCAACAGTTGGATGGTCTGTAGCACAAAGCTCTTTTCCATCACCACCAACGAATGAAGAACTAAACGCATTGTTTAATACGTTAGCTGCTTTCACTTGTTTTGTTTGTTGCATAGAACGTGCTAAAGCTCTTGTGTATCTAGAAGAAAGTGTATCGTAGAGATTATCTTCGATAGCTTCTTCTGTTAACGCAAACGCTAAAGCTACGGTTTCATGAGTGTAACGAGAGGTAAATGATTCTTGTGCAGTCTCATATACCACCGCGGCTCCTTCACCTTTTACAGGTGCTTCCCCGAATCCACTTAACATAACTTCTTCTTCGAAAGCTCTTTCAGAGGTTTCTGTGTCGAAGATGTCTTCGTGTTCATCGTTGTATCGTTCGTACTCTAATCCGAAAAGTATCC